GAAGTGGGGGCGGTTGATGGCATCCACCGAACTTCTCCGGTTGTAGGCCATCTTGCTCTGCATCGCCTGAATCCCGTCCTCGATTTCGAGTCCAGGGGCCGGAACGAAGATAAGTCCAGCGTCAGCCAACTCCTCGATGATGCTGCTGGCTCCGTTCTGGGTCTGGTATTTGGCGGCACCTAGGCGGGGGTCAATCAGGCGTTCATAAACATCCTCCCCCTCCTCGTATCTCATAATCATGTCCACATAGTCCTTGATGCCGTAACCGAGGCCCTTGGACCCTTCCCCGCCGATGTATTTCCCCTGATGCCACTTCGCCCAATCCCCCACATTCACATCCGGCCACTCCCGATAGACGTAGTAGGTTTCTGAGGCGTCCACGGCGATCCAGCACATGAACCAGTTCTTTCGGCCAGCGGGGTCCAATATCATGTATCTCGTGACGTTCTTCCGGGGAATCTTGTCGTGGGGCAGGACGTTGACCTCTACCGAGAAGCCGGGGAATTTGCTCGACGCGCTCTTGGTTGGGACGCCGTAGGCGCGGGTAAGAATCTCGGATTCGTCCCGCCCGGCCAAGTCCTTCGCAATGCGCTCATACCCGCCAAAAGGATTCTGTTCGGAATGGAAGTAGATTATGCCAGCGTTCCTGTTCTTGCTGTGCTGGACGAAGGGAACATCTCGACCATTTAGTAATTCCGCCTTCCTCCGCTCAACGGTCTTCGCCCCCTCTAGGTAGTCCCGCACCACTTCCGTATAGCCATCAATGGGGGTGAAGGTGACGATCAACTTGGCGTTGCGGGTGGCCAAGCGGAAACGGAGGGTGTTCAGCAGTTCGGGGCCAATCAGATATTCGTCACACCACGCCCCCACATTCACCCAGACAGGCTCCCGACAGCCCAGTTCCGCCCCCTCCAAAATCGTGTCATTGTTCAGAAATTGGGAGTAGGTCTTGAAGATGATGTGGCTCTTTACTTGGGGGAGAATCAGGGAGGATTTGGAGAAGCCGTTCTTTCGGGTGTAGGAGACATTCACCTCCTGCCCCATCACCCGCTTTCTCATCTCCTCGGGGAGAGCATCATACACCGCCGACTGCTGTTGACGGATGGATACGTCTGCGTTCTGGGCGAAACAGAAGATGACTGAACCGGGGTTTTCTAGCGCAGCCCGAACAACTGCCCGAGCCGCCCACGTTGTCTTCGACGAACGATTTCCTCCCGACACCAAAATCTCATTCCACTTGGAAAGGAGTTCGTCGGCCACCAGCCAGTTGGGTAGGATGAACCCATAGCGGTAAGGGTCCCGCTCGCTGTTGTCTATCGCCTCATGGTAAATCTCCCACAACTCAGCCACCTTCTCGGGGGCCATCTGTGAAATCTCCTCAACCGTGGGGGGCTTGAGGATTGGGTGGGATTTCCAAACGAGACTCACGATGGAAAGTTATTACGTTCCCACATGATTAAATAGCGGTTTCTTTCATCGGTCGAGAATCCGCTGTATCGAATCAGCGCACCCATAAAATCGTGCCCACCAGGAAAAACCTCAATTCCTCGCATAATGGCGATTAACTTCCTGACAAGAATGTTGCTGCCCCCTCTATCGTTCCAACACTTAGACAGGTTATCTCGCCACACATACCACCAGCCAAATCCGTTTGCCCAACAGTCCGCCATTTCCTCCCACCACATTTTCACCAATAAATCCTCTCTACGTTTTACATCCAGAAGGGCCGGGTGGGGCGAACCGCGCCCGGTTGATTCGTGGATAATGTATTCCATAAGCAGGTCGTCCGTTATGGTGATAACCCCCCATTCAATAAGACGCCCATCTTGGTCCAATCCGCTTCCAGACTGCACCATCTTCTGAAGATGACGCTGCATTTCCCTGTGTTTGTTTTTAAGCTTCATATAGGTATGGCGTCTTTCTGTAGGGCCTTGCGGGCTTCTTCGATTGCGGCCTGGGCGTCGGCTAATGACGGGCGGCGGGAGACGTGTTCGACAATCGTTCTATTCCCCTCGGCGGCGATGATCCCCTTATCTTGGGCGATTCCCCAGCTAACCACCAAGTCCCGTAAATTTGTCTTGTTTAGTTTCTCGGGGTCTTTCGCCAACTGGCTCATCTTCTCCTTCGCCAAGAGTCGCAACCCCTCGGTCATTTCAAATCCGTCCGAGGCGAGTTGCTTTCTGCGAATATCAATGGCGACTTGATGGCGGGAGCGCAGGCCGGTGAGGGTGTCGAAGGGAACTCCGGTTTTTAGCTCAATCGCCCTGAATCCATAACCGGCACACATCATTTCAAGGGCCGTCACCGCCAGTTTTGGGTCTTTGCTCTCCAATCCCTTGCTTTCTGATGTGACCACGCTTTCAACAATTATTGGGATTTCGTTGCGTCGGTCCATGGGGCGAATCAATTCATGGTTTTATTTACAAGTCAACTGTTGACTTAACTAGGGGTTTCTGCCCTATGTCGGGTAATGAATTGGCCCCTCGCCGTCTCTAATTTCACTATTCTGGACAAGCTGAAGATTGGGGCGTGGCTCCTGAAGGAGAAGCATTGGAGCCAGGGGGAGTGGGTGAGACGCTACGAACAGCAGTGGGAGGACTATACGGGTTCCCCCTATGCCATCATGGTTTCCTCGGGGAGTGCCGCCAACTTCCTAATCGCCCAACGCAGAAAGCACGAGTTGATGCAGGGCGGGGAATGGCCCCAGAAGAACAAGGTGGTCTTCCCGGTGGTCAATTGGATCAGTTCTGTTTCCCCGTGGATACAGTTAGGCTTCCAACCCGTGTTCATGGACGTTAGTTCAAACATGTGTTCCTCGGGCGATCAGGTATCAATCGCCCTGCTTGATAAGGACGCGGGGGCGGTCTTTTATACGACGCTATTGGGTCTTTCTGGAGACTTAGACCGGATACAAAGAATCTGTGACCACCGTTCTGTTCCGCTCTATTTGGACAACTGCGAGTCGTCTTTCTCTTTGTGGGACGAACGTCATTTCTGCAACTTCGGAACCTCCTCCACGTCTTTCTACTTCTCCCATCACACGTCAGGAAATCAGGAGGGGGGGATGGTGTTCTGTCAGACCGCAGAGGAGGCTTGCTGGTATCGGATGGCGCGGAACCACGGGATGACAAGGGGGATGCCGGATGCGTATAAGAATCCCGAGGCCCACCCCCATTTCGATTTCTACCTGATGGGGAGCAATCATCGGTCGAGTAACCTGATTGCCTATATGGCGTCTTTGGACTTCCGTCGCGCTCTAGATTTCTGCTGGAAGCGCCGCGCCCTCTCAGCCAAGTTCACGCACGAGTTAGACGACAAGAACTATGAGAATCCCCACATGCTTCTGGGCAACTCTGTTCCCTTGGTCCTCCCGATTGTCTGCCGGAAGGATGGGGGGATTGCGAAGGTCAAGAAGCTGCTTAATAAGCTCGGGATTGAACACCGCCCCATTGTTGGGGGGAATCTACTTAGACATACAGCGTTTCATAGATATGGGAAGGCCAGGCAGTTTAAGCGGGCGAACCACATCCACGACGAAGGTCTTTACATCGGCCTCCACCAAAAAGTTACTGCCCGGATGGTGCAGGACTTGGCGAATCGGCTGAACGATCTTTAAAGAAAAGTTCCCCGGATTTTATAGCCTTACCGGGGCGGTGACAAATGATGACTAGTGAATATACACCGGGCTATTACCGTTGGTTCTAACCAAGCTTAGATGATAGGGTCGTTAGGGCATCCATCTCCGATAATCCTACTGCACCCTTATCGGATACTTCTATAAGATCGGAAACGCTCTTTGTCCCAATGATGCCAGAAAGAAATCCAAGATCATTTACATACGAACTCCGAATGAATAGAGGCCCATGTTTAGTTTCTCCAAGATATGTTCCTAATGAAACCCCGCAGATATTCGGTAACGCATACAGGCCTCCTTTCTTTAGGTTCATGTCGTGCAGTATTGGGTCCAGCAGTTCCTAAATCAAGCCGCGTGTTTTTGTGTGCCGTTCGGCTCCGCACGAACACCGCTGATGAGAGTGATAGGTGCAAAACCAATTGTCCTTATCCACGTCGCTTACGCTAAAATCGTGCTCAACAAAGTTGTGCCTGTGCGCGATGTCGTTGATCACAGTTTCTTCCTGTCTCTTACCGCTTGGGAGAAAAGACTCCTCCCTGTCCTTCCGTAGCATTTTGTCGATGAGGTTCATGTCGTGCAGTATTGGGTCCAGCAGTTCCTAATGCAATCTCCAAATCGTTCGGCCTGTCCTTTGTAGTCCATCAGGATTGAGCCTTGGAATGACTTTCGCTGATGTGCCCGCATCCTCTCAAGGGTGGCTGGGCGGGAGGCGAGCCTGACGGCAATCTCCACATATTCGTCCTCATCCTTGGCCACCCACTCCTTTCTTCCAATGGCGTCCATCAGGGCGACACCCACACGGGCGGCGTGCCTGTCCCCGGCCATAGTCACCACCGGAACGCCCATATAAAGTGCCTCACAAGTCG